TACCTGTATGCTTCTGCTACAAAATATTTTGTTTCCATCTTTTATTCCTCCTTATTTGAGAATCCTTAACTTGCATAAATCACCGCTTGCCGCTCCTGTTACGGTGTATGTTATCGAAACATTTGTGCTACTTCCTGTTTTGCTCATTGCTGATATTCCAAGCAATTTATCTGAGCAATACAGATCATATCCGTAAGAATCATCCAAGCCTGTGAAGGTAACTGTTCCACTACTGCTGACGGTTGATGTAGCTGTCCATCCATCAAGATCGGTTGTATCAGCCTTACCTGATACCGCACTTGCAACCGCTGTACCACTCTGAGCATTTGCACTTGACGAACTGTATGTCTGGTCAACTGTCGGAATGGTCGGCTTGTTTTTGATATAGCCATCTGCCGTGTTATCAGCCTCGTTCCAATCGGCCTGCACATTAGGCTCTGCGCCTGCCGTGATGCCATTCAACTTGCTCTTATCCGAACTTGACATTAAGCCATCTGCTGATGTTGTAGCGGCTGAGTATGTCGTATTCTCCCACGGTACATTAACAGATAACTTACTGTTACTATCCAGGCCAACCGCATACTGTCTGTTCTGAGTGGTTGAAATAACCGCTGATGCCAATGTACTTACTGCTTCATTATTCAGCGCAGCCTTGGCTACACCGTTTGCGATTATTACGCCCTTATCTCCTGTAGGAATCTGTGCGGCCACATAAGCAGGAATACCGCCTGTTGTATTCTTTACATCAAAGTTAGGATCGTAATCAGAAGCAAGCATATCGCCTGTCGATTGACCACCACCGCTTGCGTTAATCGTAACACTCTTGCCTAAAGCATCAGGAGTTAATGAAACATTGGAGCCTGCCTTTATCTCGAAAGTGTCTGCGCCGCTTGCAACAATATCGGTTGAACCTACTTTAATTGTCTTATAAGCATCTGCGGTACCGCCGCCTGTAGAAGCAAATACGATTTTCTTTGTTGAAGCATTGGCCGTTATAGTCATTCCTGTACCGGCTTCAATCTCTAATGCGTCTTCACCACTTGCATCTACATTAGTGGCTCCGACTGTTACCCTTTTATAGGCATCACTTACTTTTCCACCTAAAGCAGTATCAACCTCGGTCTTTGTGTAAGCATCTGTAATGCCAAACCCGGATAATGTAGTAGGCGTAGATGATACCCCACTCCAAGGAACACTCTCTGCCGCATCTACAATACCGTTATCATTGGTATCATAAACAGCCTTTGTCATATCTCCACTACCTGAGCCTGTAGCACTCAGTGTTCCATCTGCGGCAATCTGTAGATTGTTACCAACCTTTATACCACCCAGCTCAGACGATGATGCAATAGGTAAGGAATAATCATTAGCATTGTCCTCTATACCATCTAACTTAGTCTTATCCTCGGCACTGAAAAATCCTGCTGCGGATGATGTTGCACTTCCTATGAATGTCTTGATTGAATTAACCAGGTCGGAAAATGCTATCTTATATGTCGTTGTAACCTTCCTTATATTGAAGGTATCGTTCGCCTCGGCCGTATCTGTAGATGCTAAAGCACTGGAGTTGTTCTCTTTCTTTAAGTTGAGATCATCTATTAACGACTGAACATTGGTGCCTACTAACCCTGTTGGAGCTGTAGCACCTATGTTTGATGCTCCTGTGTTTGCCTCTAATTCATCTATGAGGCCGTTATGTTTCGGAATGATTACGTCTCTTGCGGTTTCCTCAAGTTTGATTTGCATGTTTGATGTTGACAAACCGGGAACGTCAGGAAGACCAATTACACCTTTATTTGCCAAATCCGAACTCGTTATTTTTGTAAATGCCATAATATACTCCTTTGCTCTTATGAAACATCTTGTATACTAGGAAGCAGATATACTTTTGCGCTCAATGATGTAGTTTTGCTTGGGGCGTACGGATAACTCGTCGAGCCTACGGGGTTATACAGTCTTCCGTTTTCATTTTCCCTAACAGTATTGGTAATTGTTAATTTACCAGTAGAGGAGTTGTACGACTTACTGAACGTATATGTAGCTGTTCCTGTACCCTGTACGGCCATCTGAGTATCACCCTGTATAACGTGAGTTAATTGGTAAGAAGCTGATGCACTTCCACTAACCGGTACCACCGCAAAATTATCTGCGGTAATCGAACCATACTTAGAATACTTGGCAGACACATCTATCTCGGAACCGCTTGTAAACGTACCTAAGTATAATGCTGACTGTCCGGCGACTGAGTTTGTCTTAAAATCGTAATATCCCATTTAATCACCCCTTAAAGTTTCCGTTCTCTACATATTCGAGTGCTAAATCATGTAAGCCAAAAGGCTCATTAAGGTTAGAGTTTTCCACCTTAAATCTTGCCTTGTCTATCTTCTTTACTCTTAGCTTCGACGACATTACAGGATCGGAAGTATCATTGTTAAATGTGAACTGCGAGAACACCAATGTTGAAAATCTGAATACCTCATTGGAGAAATGCTGTTCTTTTATCCTAGTCCATACACCTCGGCTTTTAGCCCATATCTTTACTCTTGAATAGCTGTAGGATATAAGCCTTAATGCCACATACCTAAATGTCTTGTTCTTATAAAACAGTTTTCCATCAAGGTCGGCCGTTTCCCACCATGCTTCTATAGGATTGCCGTTATCGTTATAAGAAGTCAGTGCCGTATCGTCTGTATAGAAGGAGCATACCTTTCCTGTAGTAGTGCCAAACCACAATACGTTATTCTCTATCCATGCCACATTTATAGGTAAATCGGTTAGATAGAAGCATACATACTGTCTTGTTGCATATGGCTCATCCTTAACCCTTGGCAGTGTTTGAAGCCCGTCTAAGACATAAGCCTTATTATTTATAAAGAGGAAATACATATCCTTGTATACAATCGCGTGTGCGTTTTCAAGGCCGTTTTCCTTTAACAATGCTCCATTTACATAGAACGAACGATTCTGTGCATACTTCTCGCCCGTAATATCCTGGGCCGTAATTGCAAATATGCCTGACCTTGTAAGGAATAAAGGTTCCGTCTGCATATTTCCAAAAGTGTAAGTTGCTATTGCGCCCGGTCCTTGCAATGTATTTATAAGTTTAAATGCCGGTTCGGTAACATAGATTGTCTGACCGCCTGTTCCAGACTTTTCACCGGTGGTTATCAAATCACCTTCCCTTACAAATACTGACTGATCTACTTCGTTCTCGTCCTTATGTACCGCAAGATAGTTATTAACCATTGAATAACCAACTATAGCGGACGTATCACGGCCAAGTTTTGAGTAGTATGTGTCAGGAAAATATGTAGGGTCATACTGTCCTGAGTGCCAATCCACATTAGGGTGTTCCGGATTTCCACTTAAAAACAGTCTGTCTGTTGCACCATTTACGCCAAACAGTGTTCCGATAGTACACTTATTTATACACTCCGGTATAGACATAACTGAGTCTGCATCCGGTATATGAAACGCCGTAATGAATACGTTATCTTCACCACTTACAGGGGTTTTACCAGGCGCGCTTAAAAATGTTACTTGGCCTGTAATCCTATTAACAGTGAAGTCTGTGCCTTCGGTCTTAGGTTGCATTGTTCCGTTTGCATCCATAACCTTGGCCGTAACAAGATCATCTGTAAGGTTGCCCCACATAAGCTGAAAGACTGTCGCCGACTCATGCTCTGTATCAACTAAGAACCTCTGCTCAAATCCATATGACAAAAGATTCTTTTCATCATATGATGTTCCTGCACCATTATCAGGCGTACAAGAAATTCTTGTTACAGGAATCTTGGCGTATGTACTGTTTAATACGGGAGTAAATACATCATTCTCGCCGTCGTATATCCAAAATGTGTCACCGTCTACTATGAACAGTCTGTTTTCAAACTGCCATGACTGTGACTTATGCAGATTCATTTCACTACTTAATAAGGTGTAATCATCACCATCTTTGGCATACAGGAAGTTATCTATATGGATAAGTGTTTTTCCACCTGATACAAAGAATGAATTAGATAAAGTTACCCTTGTTGCCTTAAAGTTTTTCAGTGCAACATTTCCGCTCCAAGTCGTATAATTGCTTACTGTAATCTCAACATCTATGCTTGATAAATAAGAGTCATCAACATATGTGCCGTGATCGTAAGCCGGGTCAATAACCCTTAATATGCTTATTTTCCTTGCCGTAGTATAATCAAGTGTCGGTAATACATTGGAACTTGATACTGATTCTGTGTCTACCTGGTTTACGCCATATTTAATCTTGAGACTTTCCAATGACGCATTAGTTAAACCGGATAGCTCTATATCAAACGACAGTAAAAGTAAGCCTGTTACATTCTCAGTGTTTGGAGTAAATGACACACTTGCTGTCGCGCTTGTACGCGAGCTTAAAGACTGTGTAGCATCAGAATATGTAAATACATCCCCTTTACTATATAAAGCCTGTTCATTAACAAGCTGATAGCTCTGATATGATGTAAGCCAGTCTGTGTTGTTCTGTGTGAAGTAAATCACTATGTTCTTGAGATCAATAGATGCCCTAGATGAACTAATGTTAGTTATCTTAAAAGCATTGTAAGGCTCTTGAACATCTAGGTTGAATCCAAAGCTACCCCTATAGTTAGTGTCAGTATTCAGTGTACTTAAAGTGTCAGTGCATAAGGTTGTGTCACCAACGTAAGGGCTTATGGTAAAATCCCTGTTGGTATTGTAGGTGAACTGAATATGAACACCCATACCATAAGGTACTTCAACGTCACTGTATATATATTCACTTTCGCCTGGGGCAATATCAAATGTAGTGTTCTGAACGATAGATATATTTCTATCTGTTACAAAATCTCCGGTATTTGTAGACGTTGATTTCAACACATGTGCGCCGTATACAACACCGGTTCCGAAGTCATGCTGTAGCCTGTAACCCATCCTCTTACGCACCTTGCCCGGTACTTCACGGATCATGTTAGGTGCATTGGGTGACATTACGTCGCTAACATTGGTTCCTGAGTTGGTCATATCAACACCAAGGAACTCGTCTATATTAAAAATACTCCGTTTAGGAGAAGCAGGAACTTTAAAGGAAACTGCCATTATACCCACCCACTCTCGCTTGTAAATTCTTCGTATGCTGCTAGGTTGGCTGAATTAACAAGCCTGTCAAATCCTACCTCAAACTCATTTCTATAAGAAGTGGCTATGCCATTGTCGTCGTCCTTGTATAGCTGTGAGGCCATATATAACGGCAAAAGAACGTACACTTCCGGGTCAATAGGTAATTCGTAAGCATCATCTGTCGCTGATGTAAATTCGACCGGATAAGCTCTGTAGTAAATAGTAAACGAACCTATCATGTCACGATCCAAAACAAGTGTCTTTGTACCTTCCTGGTAAAAATCGGAAGTCTGTAAGTATGTCTGATAAGCTCCTTCATAATAAATACCCTGTGGGTCTATCATGTAGAAGTCAGGAGCCAATTCCTTCATGTCATACTTAATCTTATCTGTATAAGGCACTACCTTTTCTGCTTCTGAAAAATTCTCTGAATATATGGCTATGTTTTTCAAGCCCATCGGAAATGCTGTTATGAACTCAAACTTGACCGGCTTCTTATCAGGATTTTCGATAAGACCTCTAAAAGGCTCATACCCTGTATTCTCAATAGTGATGCTGTCAGTTAATGTATCATCTACATATATGTTGCATACACCAATACCGGAACACTCAAAGTAATATGACTGCCCTTCATCAACCTGGTATGAATATGCTTCTGAAAACTCATGTATAGCGTTAGCCTCTGAATCCGATACAAGATTCTTAATATCAAGCTGTGATATTTTAACTGTCTTTGTAATGAACTTTCCTGCCGTAGCAAGTAAAGCTAAACCTTCATTGGCACAATAAGGCATAGCGGACAAATAGCCCATCGTTGACTCATCTATTACTATTGTGTCGTCAGCCGCAAACATCTTCTGTAAAGTTGCCAGTTTTAAATCATACCAAGTAGCCATGTTTAACCCTCTAATCTTGCGATCAAGTCCTCTTTCTTGCCTGTTGCATCAAGGCCCTTGTCAGCACACATCTTTTTAAGCTGTGCGTAAGGAACCTCTGAATAATTGATTTTGTCTTTAGGCTGTTCAACGACAAGCGTTTTGGGTGAGGAAGCCCCCACCCATACGCTCTCGTAATTCTCGCCGACAACCTTTGTAACCTTGTAAGTATGTCCGTAATCTACGAACGTATCACCTACTTTAAGTCCTTTAGGTATCATGCGAACCCCCTTATGATAATGTCGTACCTGACTGTGCGCCACCAAGGATGTATGCGGCCCAGTTATTGAAGCCTGCGCTCCATCTTGCGTAACCGCTCCACTCAAGGTTCCTTGACTTGTTGAGAACCTCGTTTGAAACGTCAAGCGCTACACGATCAAAGAATACGCCTGCATTAAGCTCTCTCTGTGCCTCTGAACTCATAAGAATGTAAGGCTCAGTACTGGCTGCGGCTTCCCATCTGTGGTCAACAACGAGCTTCCAGATACCCTTCTGAGTATTGATGTCGTTGTAATCGGAGCCAACGATCTGTGAACTGTGGATTATTCTCTTAATAAGGTCTTCAAGCCTCGGTGTGTTACCGGGAATGATGATCGTATCAAAGGTGTAACCCATTACGTTACCTGACTGATTCTTGAAGTTACGTCCGATATTAGCAAGCCTGTAAAGCATTGTAGCATCGTCACCAAACGCATTAGTGAATACGTTAGACTGAACTGCAACACCGGTCTTCTTTCCGGGGTGATCCGTAGCGAAAAGGCCCTTGCCGTCGCCTGTGGTCTTGTCATATGTCTTGCCGCCATAAGTAAAGGTTGCTCCTTCTGCAACGAGACAGTCGGATGCGTACTGCGCACGAGACCTCTTGTATGCACGAACAAAGTTTGCTGCCGTCTGCTTCATAAGGTCGATGTTTCCATCATCCTTAGCTTCACGGGTGCAAAGGAATGTCTTGATGAACTGATGATGTTCAATCAGCTTCGAGAAGCCCATTGAGTAATCATCGGCTATACCGTTATCACCCTCGGTAACTTCCTCAAAGTTTCCGAACTCAGTCATTGATCCCTGCTTCTCACCGAACTTCTTAGAAGACTTAACATTGTAAAGAGCCTTAACCAGCTCGTCGTCCTTATTCTTCTCTGTATCTGTGTCCTGGATAACCATTGACAACTCGGTATCTATTACCTTCCACGCTTCGTCATTCTGACCGCCGTGTTTACTGAAAATAACTGCCATTTTTTCTTCCCCCTCTCCTTATGCGAATCTGCCTACTGCCTTGGTGCCTGATACGCCACCGTTCTCAAGAAGCTGGAATATTCCGCTTGCTGTGGTAGCTGTGGCCTTCTCGCCTGTTATTGTTACCTTCGATCCTGCCTTAACAGCAGAAGCGTCTGCCGAAAACTCGGTCTCAAACTCGTACTCAGGGAGAACGGGGATTACAGCCAGCTTATCGCCGGTCTTAGCAACGGTGTCCTTGCCTGTATATACGAACTCTGCGTTTGTTGATGATGTAACTGCGGTGCCTGCCGTACCAAAAGCTACGATGCAACCATGTTTGTAAGTTGTGGCGTTTGTAGCAACGATCTCCTTCTCGATGGGAGAAGCATCGTTCTCGGCCCTTAAAAATTCAAATGCCATTTTATTTTCCTCCTGTTTAGTTTAGATGAAGTTTTCCTGCGACTGTCTTATACAGCTCGCGTATCTGTTTTTCTGTTTTCCCTTCTGACTTCATGCGGCTCATAATCTCTGCCGGTACTTCTACATATTCATCCGACTGCGCAACTCCTGTACTCTGCGAAGCCAAATGATCTTTACCGCGCATCTGATTGATGGCCTGCTGTCTTGCGGCCTGGCTTCTGTTATCAAAGTTGAATATCTTATAAGCATCAACTATTGAAGCGCCAGGATTACGCTCACAGAACTCATACATCTGTGGGAAGTTAGGTAGGGAAGCAAGGTCGCCTAAACTCTTTATGCTTGGGTCAATCTTGCCTATCTCGGCTACGTCTCTCTCTAATGTGGCCTTGGCTTCTGCCTGTTGAGCATGTTCAATGACTTGCTGTGCCTGCATTACTGTGGGATTAGCCGCGATCATCCTATCAATGATCGAAGGGTCTACACCCTTTTCCTGTAACTCCTGTTCGTTAGCCTGTCTCTGCTGTACTGATAAAGCATCAACATAGTCACGGACATTAGTTATAGGCTGTCCTGTCACGGGATGTGTTATTCCCTGACACATTGCGGTTATCTGCTGATTAAGTGAACCTATCTCGGATTCATACTTACGTCTGGCCTCTTCCTCGGCCCTACGTCGGATAGCAGCATAACGCGCATTTTCCTCTGCGCTCTGTGGCTCCGGCTCGACGGCTCCGGCCTCTACGTCTGTTTCAGTCTCAGTCGCTTCGGTGGTTTCATCTTCCATCGGCTCGGCGGCTTCCGATTCTTCTACGCCTGTGTCCTCACCTTCTGCAAAGTATTGAAGGTTAAGATCAAAAAGATTTTTCTTCATATTCAATTTTCCTTTCTTGGATTTTCGCCCTTTTCCCTGGGAAGTTTATTAACTAAAAAAGAACCTTGCGGTCCTTTTAGCCTATCGGTATTTCTGTTTTGACAGTCTCTACATCCTTGTCGTAGTTTGCACATGCCTTGTTTACGCATGACATATTCTGAACTACATACAGTTTTGTAGGCTTATCAGGTGTGTCGTCATTCTCCACGGTATTAAATGACCGGGCTATTCTCATTTCCACCTGGCATAACGGGCATTTCATTTGGTATTCCCCCCATCATCTGTTGCTGTGCCATCATCTGTTGCTGTTCCTGCATCATCAAATCTATCTGTGATAAAACATCACCGGCGTTAGGGTAATGATTCTTTTCCATGAGCGACCAATAAAGCCTCATAGTCTCTAAGGCACCAAGCTGACCGAAAGCACCTGACTGTAACTTCATGTCTATCTGTTGCCACATAGCTTCTCTGTTGGCCATCATGGTTGAAGTAGGATCGGTCTCAAACATGAACTCGTCATTCCAATAATATTCACCGGCATTGTCCTGCTTCACAAAATCTCTCTTATCAAGTATGTCAAACATCTGCTCGCCCTTTGCCCCTATTCCTGTAATAGGTAACGGGTCGTCAGCATATGCAAGCCAGAACTTAAACATATACTCATAGAGCTTTGCATAAGCGTCATTCTTCATTACACGCTTAGATTCCAAACGTCCTGCCGCCTGGTTAATCTGATACTGTTTAGCGGTACCGGAAACAGCAGAAGGGTCGTATTTACCCTGGAATGAGTCTGTGATACCCAAGGTAGAACGTGCATCCTCATACGCTTTATTAACCATTGTCATGTCCTGATTGATGTTTACTTGCATATTCAGAACATCTATCATGGCTTTCTGCTGTGGATCATCAAGTCGCGCTATCTTTAATTCCTTATCAGTGGTCTCTAGCTTGACTCCTCTAGGTAAGGTAACAATAGAACCACCCTTTAAAGTCTTCTCTGCGGCCTTGGAGCCTACCTTCTTGATAAGGTCCTGTTGATCTTCGATAACCTTTACATCAGAAAAGCCCAACAATGAGTTGAGCTTTGAAACATTCTTCCTTACTATCAAAGGAAATACATTAGGCTTGTAGTAATCTATCTGTATGACTTCCTCTGCGGCTATCTGAATAGGCTGGCCTGTCATGGGGTCAATACCACTGTCACGCATTATAGGAATATGAAGCTCCTGTACCTTATCCTCGGTCTCCTCAAACTTCTTGGAACCACATATAGGACATTCCTTTTCTTCCGTAACATATCCGCACTCTTTACATTTTCTCGTGATCCTTGCCTGGTAATCGTCAAGGTCCTCTAATGTATAGTCGTCACACCACACGAAACGGCCTATTTTGTCGTCCTTTTTATAGTAGACGGTATTTACTGTAACCACGTCGGAATCAAGCCCAGATTCGCTTGTTACGCCTCTTATCTCCTTGTATTCCTCGTGAGCGTCCTGTACGTCTACGCCATACTTCTTCTTAACCGCATCCTTAGTCTGTGCCACCTGGACAAAGATATAATCCATGTCCTCTATCTTAGAAACACCGGGCTGTGGTATAACTTGCCTCGGTACCATTTCTTTAACTGATACATCACCATAATTTGAGTGGAATCCCAATGAGTTATCCCACTCTACCAAGAAGAAATCACCCCCTTGTACAGGAACAATACGCTCCATCTGGTCGTTAATGATGGATAACTTGAGCAACTTAACCTTATTAACTAAGGCTTTCTCTATTGATCTCGCTAATTCCTCGTCACCTTCATGAATAGCTGTGACTTTCGGCATGGGAATTGAGGAATCTACCTGAGACTCAATCAATTCATACGCAATATTACGCACATTTATGGCTAAATCCCTTGCTGATACATTAGTATTAGGGTTTCCGTTGACTTCCCTTGTACCTTCGTATACGGCCTGGTTCTTGCCTATCTCTTTTAACGTACTTGAGTAGGCAATTCTAGCCTGTTCCAATTTTCCACGCCATTTATCGCGCTTCTTGTCTTCCGGTTTAGGTGCGATTGTCTTCTGTACCTTTTCCATTATCGTTTTCAACCTCATACTGGTTCACCGTATTTCTGTAACAAGTATGCTCTGTCCTCGTCACTTGCGTTTTCTATGTCCTCTAAGATTGACCTATGCTGTTTCGTCTCAATTTTGTCGTAGTCAATCTCCGGTGATCTTATCCACCACACGCAAAAAGACCTCAACGAGTCAACATCATGTGTTAAATCGTGTGGGTCTTTTGCATATACGTCAGGACGCTTCTTATCTTTTTGTATTTTCTGTAAACAACGGTATAAATTTGGTGCGGCACCATCTAACATTGTTAATCTTGCCTTGTCGTCAATGGGTTTCAACCATTCTTTCATGGAAGCACACCCGGCAGGAAAGTCACGAGACGTTTTTGTAAGGTTAATTCCGTTCTCACTAAAGATTAACGCCCTTGATTTTCCGTCTATTTGGTTCCTTGACCATAAATCCGACGGGGCAAGCCAATGTTCTATCTTTTCATCACCGCTTATAGACCTTAAAATGTCACAAGCAGCGCCGATAGTCTTATCCGGTGCGTCATATTCTCGGTAAATCTGCGCATTTCCCTTAGAATCTACCTGAATCCAATGGGCTGATAACATATCAAGTCCGTAATCCAACGCCACATATCGCCTTAATTTACCTTCTAACTCAATATTAGTAATGTGCGTTTCCCGTTTCACTTCCGGGAAGAACGATCCCCCTGGTACTGTTAAGGCTTCATCTATGGTAGCTGGGTACTCTTGGGTTATCATGTCACCCATTGTACGCTTTGTGTTCTCATACCATGTCGCATCACGCCTTGGGTCCGCATACCAAGGAATGAATATCTTGTTAAATCCGTTATCAGGGTCAGTAAAGACCTTTTCAAAGAACGAACCACGCTCTATTGTGGATAATCCGATAACTTGTCCACCATTAGGACGGTTGATTGTGGGAAAACCGGCTTTCCATATATCTTCTGCGAACTGCTGGAAGGCCCATTCATCAAATACTATCAAATCCGCTGTGAATGATCGTGCCGCATTAGGTGAACTGGGAAAACACTTGAAAACGGAGTCTGGCTGATTAGGATAATGTATGGTTAGGATAAGTGAAGTATTTTCCCATGTAGCGTTCACCCAGTTTATAGGTTGGTCATTCTTTGGTGCGAATATAGAACGCATATTGTCAAGGATCACCGACATTCTTCTGACAAGCTCTTGAGCCTCGTCTTCTGTCCTAGATAATCCGATAACGGTCCTACCGGGCTTTAACATCTTCCATAATGCGTAATGAAGTACAAGCCATGTTATACCAAGCTGACGGGCTTTCAGAATCACGTTTAACTTATGATCTTTGAAGGAGCCTAAAGCCTTTAACTGTTCATCCCACAACCTAAAGGGCTGTATTAAAACGTCCGCATCCTTGTCCTCTATATGTCCATACGTCTTTACAAAGTATTCAAGATGCTCGCGGCAATACTCGTATTCAATTTCCCTTAACTCATGTGGTTTCTTTGTGCTTATATCCATACAACGCAAAAGGGCCGCTACCTCTGTAACGACCCCTGAAAGGAGATTATATATACCTTTATAAAGCTCGCCAATTAACTTTATTGGTCGCCTTATAATCAAGTAGTTGTTCTATTGCTAGCGGAAGTTTCTCAGCTTTTTGGTCTATCATATCGGTCGGTATTCTTAGAATCTGCCACTCGCTACCTAGTATCTCTTTTATTGTTGCATCCCTTCGTTTATCATATGATTTTTTGAAGTTATGTCTGTCTCCGTCTATCTCTAATATGAGATTGTCTTCCGGGAACATAAAGTCA